CGACTATATAGATGTTTTTAACCCTCAAAAAGATGTTATACTGGCTCAAATAGAAGCAGCCGGAGGCATTGAATACTACAAAGGTCAAATCCTATGGGTGTCAATGGCCGGGAAAAATACTTATCCAGTCGGAAAAGGTGACCGGGTAGCTACAGAGATGAGTACCGATGAAGGTCTGTCCAATGTCAAGTACAGAAATGTACGAAATAATTTCTTCCCTGGCGCTATGATATTCACCAAAAAGGGATCGAACATAACCTTTGACGAAGAAGGCAACGAAGTGAAAGATACAGACGATGATGACAGTTTCTCAAATACACTCATCCAGTTGCAGGGTGATACGAATGCAGCAAAGATCATGGAAGTTACTTTAGAAAACGATGAGGAAAAGCCTGAAATAGTAAATATGAACTCACAAAATTACGACAAAGAATTTACCGTTACTGACGCAAGTGTGGTTGAACGTATTTATTCAGCTTATGGCCAAGAGCCATGGTATTGCATCCGTATTGGTAAAGTCGGATTCTCAGGCGATATTTTGGAAGATGCTTTCGAGTATTACAATTCTATCGTAAGCAAGCAACAGCGCTTAATAGAGCGTACCTTTAGCCGTATATTCAGCTATTGGTATGAGGTAGTCAACCCCTCTAATGATTATAGTGTTGAACCATTAAAGTATGTACGAAATGCAGCAGTATCTAATAACAACAGATGAGGTATCGGCTTTGTCTCGCGGAATGTCTGTACATCTCGATCCTGACAAGATAGAAACCTACATCCGTGAGTCGGAGAATATCTACATCAAATCAGCGTTGGGAGACGAACTGTTCCTTGACGTGAAAAAAAATCCTGAAAAATACCAGCTACTGCTTGACGGAGGTACTTATGAAACTAAATGTAAAAAGAAGATAATCATCACTGGACTTCGCGTAGCTTTGGCTTATTATACCTATGCCTGTATTGTCAAAAATGGAGATGGAAATGTATCCCGTTTCGGCTTCGTGAACAAGGAAGGTGAATATAGCAGTCATACAGTATTCAAGGAAAAGATGATGGTGTATAGCGATGCATGTAGTATAGCTGACCGCTACCTGAAAGAATGCGTGCTTTACCTAAAAGAATGCGGTATGCCACTTTATAACGGTGAAGGGAAATTAAAATCTAATAGAACTGTTTTTCGTGTAATAGGAGAATGAGCGATTCTGTTGACATATTAAAGAAACTGGCTCTTCAAGTAAGAAACGCATCTGTAGAAGGAGAGAATACAGCTGAAAGAATTGGGCGCATATTTATCGGGATTCTAGAAAACATGGATAATTCTGATATAGAAAAGCTCACCAAATACTTTTTACGCAAAGATAAAGAAGACACTGCCAATGAGCTGATCACGTTCCTGAAAGGTTTTTTGGTTGGTAAGAATGGTAGTGGAATTACTGTATTGGAAGATGGTACCTCTCAAGCCGTTGTTGACCGGCTTTATGTGAAGATTAAGGCTGTCTTTGATGAACTTGAAGTGAAAAAGAAAACGCATGTTGGTGGTGAACAGATCATATCTCCGGCCGGAATGAAGTGTGTCAGGGTGGAGGAACTTGATGAGAGCTACCACTGTTTCTTTTTGTCGGAAGTCGATGGAGTGACAATCAATAACGAATTTACAGTCGGTACATTAGCATTAGCCCAAGAATTTAACATTAAAGAAGGAACATCTCACAATGTATCCAACCGCTACTACTGGCGCGAGGTGACAGGTGTAGGAACTGACTATATTGACTTGAACAAAACTAATGCCGATAAGGACAGTGATATCCCGGTTGCCGGTGATGATATTATTGGTTTGGGACACTTGACGGATATCACCCGTCAGGCAGCTATAATCCTTTCTTCTGTTAATGAAACTTCCCCTTCCATTACTTTCTATCAAGGTATCAATACCTTTTCTTTGGTTGGCAAAGAAGTTATCGGGCTGGGCTTTGACAAGTCCACCGGACACGCCTATATCAATGTGTATGGTGATGCCTATATCGGTGCCAAGGATGAGAGCACTTACATCCGTTATACACAAAAAGGCGGTGTTGATATCAAGGGTATGTTCCATATCGAGCAGGGTTCCACCGGATGGCGTAACATGGAAGGTCTGCCGGATGAGATACAGGCGGCTGCCGATTTGGCCCAAAAGGCTCAGGATGCGATAGACAATGCGGCTGTCGGAAGTGTCAATCTGTTGCGTAATTCCGGGTTTACGGGAGATTATGAGACAGAGGACCTGTCTGCCGCTACCGAGCTATCGGCGGATACCGAACTTTTTAGCAAGCAACTGGAATATTGGACGGGAGTGGCTACCGTATCTGCGGACAGTGATGCCGGCTCCGGGTACTCTGCCGCAATCGGTAGTTTGTCCCAGTCCGTATCATTGATTAAAGGAGAAAGTTATGTTATCAGTTATAAAGCAAAGGGTACGTCTGTGTCTGTTTCGTGCGGTTCTTTCAGTGTTTCTCAACCTCTCACATCCTCTTATCAGAGATATACCCATAAGATCACCTTCAATGGCAGTGGTATATTTCTTATCAGTGGTACCGCAACCGTTTGTGATCTTCAGCTAGAGCGTGGGACCATCGCTACTGACTGGAAGCCTTCAATTCTTGACAATGACAAGGCAACAGCCGGTTTCCAGTCAATCAATTATATCGCCAGCGCGATTAAGGATGGTTCTGTGGACATCCTTGGCGGTTTGATATTGGCCAATATGATCCAGTTAGGCAACTACAAGGATGGCAAGATGCAGAAGGTCACCGCCGGAGTTAGCGGCATATACAATGACGATGATGATGTGGCATTTTGGGCAGGTGGCACGTTACAACAGGCTATATTGACCGTGATGAGGTTTCGTAATGATCCGAATTATCAACCCACCGATGAAGAATGGGCGAATATGGCGAACTTCGTTGCCACTCATGGTGGCGATACGTTCCTGCGCGGCTATATTTATGCCTTAGGTGGTAAGTTCAGAGGTGTGGTTGAAGCCTTGGGCGGATTTTTCCGCGGAAAAGTAGAAACATCTGTTGACGGGAAACGCATTGTCATTGATCCGGATAAAAATACTCTTGAAATGTACACGACTGAAGGACATGCCACCTTGATATTAAGGTTCGACACATCATCGGACGGATGGGAATATGGTGATTTGATTTTGCGGAAATATGCAGGGGACCAATTGATACTAGAAACGACTGTATATCCGGAACGTATCAGAATACAGAATCATGTGGAAAATACGGATATCATTCTTAATCCCAATAACGTATCCTTCTATGGTTCTAAAGGCGAAACGCTGTTAGTCGGAATGAAACCGGTATATAATGGAGTGGGTGTGTATAAGCATGTGGCCAATATTGATTGCAGTAATTGGCCGGGGAAAGATGATGTTTCGTCAGGTCAGGTATATGTGGAATATGAGACAGTAGAAGGAGTCGTGACAAACGGGACTTTAAAAGTAAAGAAGTGATATGGAACTGAATAGTATTAACAAGACAGGTACTTGGAGTGAGGCGGCAGACCGTCTTAACAACAACTTTAGCAAGACTTCTACCGAACTAGAAAAGGTCAAGCAGAACGGTATCCGCAACAAGGGATTATTTTCTACTCTTAAATTGCTGGAAGAGGCTGTTCCATCTCCTGTTGTAGGTGACTGGGCTGTTGTGGGGGATACCATACCGGGCCCTATATATGAATGCAAGATAAAGGGGAAATGGAGTCCTACAGGCATGACAGGAGGTGGCGGAAGTGTTGACTTGAACGGATACCTGACAGCCGAGGAGATAGACGATGTAACATCAATATTATAAGAGTTATGATAAGAATTAATTATCAGTCCGATTTTAAAATCATAGAGAAGAGCCTGAATGGAGATATAAATACTCCCTTCCGGTTTACTTACCGCACAGTCCTGTCGGGGTGTGTTGTTGCGGAGTTTGACGGGCACGGGTACAAGAACTGCCGCAGGCTTGATGATGGTGGTCTGCTGGTCATTTTTGGCAGGCATGGACTACGTCCCGGTGCTCTGTCGGTCAAACGCGAATACTATCTTTCCGATGCTGATTTTGCCGATGGCATCTGCAATCTTGTATCGGTGGAGAATACAGGTGTTATCCTCGTTGCCGGAAAGACGGATGAGAGCACGGCGGAGATCATGTCCTATCCGGATTATGCCGCATACAATGCGGTGCAGAGCGTCCCTCTGTCAGAGAGGGAGTATGATGATGTACTGAGTGATTTTATACCTCCTCTGCCACCGGAAGAGAAATAATGATTTAATAGTTAAATAAATAGTTACATAAAATAATGATAGCTTAAGTTCCCCCGGAACTTAGGCTAATAACAGGAGATATTATGGTAAAAATGCATAAACTGACCAAGGGTGGACAAACCATATTCCCGGCTACCATCTATGATGCGGTGGTCAACCCCAATACACGAAAAAGTCTGACTACGGAACTTTCAGAGTTAGAAAATGAGGAAATTTATTTAAAGACACAAATAGAAGGCTCTATAGATAAAGATCTTATAACAGAAAATACAGTATGGATAGATGGCACATGGGATTGGGAAACAAATTCGTCTGCGGGTAATAGTATTCAAAAACAAAATTATAAGCATACCAAATTGACAGATGTAGGATATTACGATACTCTAAAAATGTCAGGACTATCAGAAAAAGTAGACGCTTCTGATATTTTCCCTTCAATTAGTATTTATAGTGGTAGCGAACAAATAGAATATTTGAGGGGTAGTTCTGCGGTTATTAATATGGATAAATATTCCGACAGAAGCAATATTAACATCATTATTCAAGCAAAACAAGATAATTCTATAATTCCATCAGTTATAGCCAATAGCAAAGCCAAGGTGGTTAAACCAGAAGAACTGATACCTATCCAATCTTCGTTAAAAAAAATAGAAGGATCGGAAACGGATGTTGTAGATGCTCTTGTTTGGAATAAAAAAAGATGGGAAACAGGAACAAATCAGCCTAATGGCGGAGAATTGCAATATAATGCTACTCAAAAAATATGGTACGCAAGAATTGACATTTCAGAATATGATAGTATTATTTGCGATGGATTATTAAATGGCTCGTCTATAAGCACAAGTGCATCTACATTAAATGGTATATGTATTTATGGTGATAATATCCTTATTAAAGGAATTAAAGATGCAAGCAATGAAAATATAATCAATAGATCAGACTATTCTCAATATTCCAAGCTGGAATTAATTTTACAATGTAAATCCACTTCAGACAATGAATTTATTGCTGTTGGAGAACCAAGTGTAAGAGCGATAATATATAGTACAATCGCATCCAAAAATGAATTTGACAAATTGTCATTGGGCGTTAATCAAAATTCTTCTGATATAGGCAAAATATATAATTTAATAGAAGGGGTTGATAATAAGGATATTTTCTCATTATTTGTTTGGAATAAAAGAAGATGGCTTACTGGAACGAATCAACCAAACGGCAAGGAACAAAATTATAATTCAGTCCAGAAACTTTGGAGCTCTAATAAATTTGATATTTCTGACTATGATACTGTTACCGTTAAAGGATTGTCAAATAATATTAGTATTTCTAATAGTGCAGATAAACTGTCATCTCTTGTTCTTTATGGGAATGATAATGTAATTTATGAACTAATAGACGGAACAGGACCGGTAACTATCAATACATCGGATTATTCTCAATATACAAAATTAGAACTTATATTACAGACAAAATCCACTTCAGACAATGAATTTATTGCTGTTGGGGAACCAAGTGTCGTTGTTTATAAAGCAGGAATCTCTTCTGAAAAGCCTAAGCCTAAAAGAGTTGTTATAGTAGGAGATTCACTGTGTGGTAATGATACAGCTCTTATAAGATACGAATTAGGTAATATATTAAAAAACAGAGGTTATGAACTAATTCCGCATACACAAGGAGGTGAAAAAACTATTGGCAATTTAACGAGGGCAGGAGGCATAGGTATAAGGGTTAAAGGTGAATTTACCATCCCAGCTAACGGCACTGTCATTTGTGCTTTAGAAAGTGCATGGATAAAAAGTGACGGAAATTATCAAGATACACCTTATAATAGTATATCTAGTGGTCAGAATGTACAAGTAGTTATAAATGGAATAAGAGGGAAACTGGCAAAGCAAGCCATTGACGCTGTTGGTATAGCATTTTATACAGAGAATGGAACATTTATAAAAAGTCTATCCGAGACAGGTACTCATTCAATACCATCTAGTGCAACAAAATACGCATTTACAATAAATAACCCAAATGTTGGAGAACCGCATATAACAATAAATGAAGATACAGTAGATATTGAAACCAATACAACAAGAGATGGCTATATAGACAGTAAGGGACAATATCATTACTCTGAATTATTCAAGTGCAGTGAGCTATTGCCTATCAATCAAGGGGAAATTTATTTTGATAGTTTGGCTACCTCTTTATTGTATGAATTTACAAGGTTGGAAGAAGGAAGAGAAACCAAGATAGGTGTAGGCAATGTGTTTTTTGACGCTGCATTGTATGACGACAAGGACTATCCTCATATATGGTTTACAGGTCAGAATTCTGGATATGAATCAGAAGAAGATTGGGCTAATATGGTTAGGTCATCTGCTAATAATTTTTCTGAGAAATATATTGTTTGTTCTACCCCTTTAGTTGCGACAAATGCTAAATTAATATATCAAGCTAATAAATGTTTTGGTGCAAGATATATCAATCTTCGCGCTTATACTCAAGGACAAGCAGTTTATGATGGACAAGCGTTAGGTATTATAGAAGGTCAATATACAGCATCGGATTATGAAACACTCTTTTGGCCCGGCAGTGATAAAATTCATCAGAATAATTTATTATCCTATATTTGGGCTGCTAAAATGTGGAATACTTTGCTTGAACTTGGTTATGTGGAGGGAGAAAGAATAGAAACCGGGGATTATTATCTACCATAACAGTAAAAGTTTTAATAATATGATACGAGAATTAATCATCAGAATAATGAACCATCTGTCTGCTGAAGTACACCCGGATGCGGAATGGTTTTAAGCATAAGGGCTGACCTAGGGATAAGGTCAGCCCTTAATAGTAAACTCATTACTCTGCAGATCCACTTGTGTCCTGTTTCAATTTTTCAATATAGTTTTTTAAAGTTTCTATATAATCAGGAACATCACTTTCCGCATATTTCCCAAAATCTTCAAATT